CGGCGGCGGCATTCCTCATAATCAAAAATTGGTCGCCAATAAGTGCTTTTTTCTCCAACTTATGGGATGGAATTGTGAGCACATTTAAAGGTGTTATCAATTTTTTTGTTAGCGGAATCAATGACATATTGAGCGGAATTAATAGTGTAACTGGAGTGATATCAAAGGTTACTGGTACTAAACTTACTATACCGCTTATAAACGCTTTTGCAAACGGTACAAGCAATTTTAAAGGCGGCACAGCACTTGTTGGTGAAAAAGGTCCTGAACTTGTCACTATGCCAAAAGGCTCCGCAGTGCATACCGCCAGCGAGACAAAGCAAATACTTGGCGGTTCAAATTCTAGCAATGCAGCTCAAAAAAACCTTACGGTCAATATGGCAAAGATGGCAGATCAGATTATAGTACGTGAAGAAGCCGACATTGACAAAATAGCTACTGCTTTTGTAACAAAACTTCAAAAGGCATGGGATGCCGGAATAGTGCCGGGATAAGGAGGGAAACGCATGTCATCAGTACAAATTTGGTTTACGGCTGACGGTTCAAAGCCTTTACGCTTACCAGTTCTTCCGCCAAGCATTCAAATCACAGCAGGAAACAACAACACTGTCGTAAATATTGCTGATTATGGGGAACTAAATCTGATAGGGAAAAGCAAACTTGCTGAGACTTCAATTGCAAGTTTCTTTCCCTCGCAGTATTATTCAAATCTGTGCGAATATTCGGGATTTCCTGACCCGTATACATTTGTCAGAACATTTGAAAAGTGGCGTACATCAGGTAAGCCAGTGCGGCTTATCAAGACCAACAGCGTTGATAATGTGAAGAACATAAATATGTCATTTGCAATAGAAACATTTGCATACGGGGAGCAGGACGGCACACATGACGTTTATTACACGCTTACTTTAAAAGAATATCGGTATTTAACCACAAAGCAAACCGGAATTACGATTACGGCTGACAATTACACAGTTGTCCCATTAATATCCCCCGCCAGTTCAGGCAGTAATCGAGCAACCACAAAAGCAATTCCCACGACATATAAAGTCAAAAAGGCTGAAAGCATTTACAGCCTTGCAAAGCGATTGACAGGTAACGGGCAGAACTGGTATAAAATTTACCTAATGAATTCGCTTAAATCAATGACCGTGGCGGCGGGGGTGACATTAAAGCTGTGATGATAACTCAAACCGCTAAAGGCAGCACAGAGCAAGACATAACCAAGCTGATTACAACCTATACATGGTCAGGTGATTATAAGCAAGCAGCACGCCAATTAACTCTGAATGTAGCAAATACGCCAACAGACTATTATCTGCCTAAAATTTCTATTACAACGGGTGCTATGATACGCTTATATGACAATACGAACGAACTTTACCGCGGATATGCCTTTGCGCAGGAGAGAAATAGAACATCAGGTGCAATAAGCGTGACAACTTATGACGGCATTACCTATTTATCACGCAATAAGGCAACCTATAACTTTAAAAAAACATCGCCTCAGGCAATTACCAGAAAGGTATGTGCTGATTTTGGCATAACTATTGGTACTCTTGCAACAACTGGCACCTTGCTTACATGGCTATTTAAAGCAAAATCCCTTTACGAGATAATAATGCTTAGTTATACAAAAGCAAGCGCTACAACTGGTAAAAAGTACATGCCCATTATGAAAAATGGCAAGCTATCGGTTATCGTTAAAGGCACAACGACGGTTACCTACATTGCAGAAAGCAATACAAACATTTCCGAAGCGTCTTACAATGAATCTATCGACGGAATGGTAAACAAGGTTAAAATTTATAATTCCAAAGATAAATATGTTGGATTTGTTTCTAATTCCAGCGATATTACGAATTACGGCTTGATGCAGGACATTTATTCAGAGCAAACAGGGATAAATGCAACCGCCGGAGCAAAAGCGGCACTGATAGCAATCACGCGTACCGGGAAAATAACATGTGTGCCGGGAGATACTTCATGCATAACTGGAAATGCCATTAGAATAAAGGAACCCTATACCGGATTGACTGGACTATTTTACATAGACACGGATACACATACATTTGAAAACGGACAGCACACAATGGAACTGGATGTTGACTTTCAGAATCTAATGGATGAGGTGTCATAATGCAATTACCGGTTAAAAATCCTTATTCACATTTTAATGAATTTGTAAAGGCGGTTAGTGGTACAAACATTCCGCCCGGTATATTTACAGGGACAGTTACAGCAATATCAAGTCTGGTTATTTCAGACGGTGAAATCCCAATTGATTCCGATAATCTTGTTGTTAATGCGTCTTTGACACTAGCTATTGGGGATGAAGTTGCGGTTATGCCATCATCGGACGGGCAAAAATATTTTGTATTATGCAAGGTGGTGAGTGCCTAATGGCTGATAGTCTTTTCCCGTTTATTGATACCTCCCAGAGTATATCACAGGAAAGTGCCAGTGCCTTGTCTATGCCATACGAATATGATTGGGACTATTATAATGACTGCATGAAGTTGGTTGATGGTAAACCTCAGGTTGTCTCAGGCGCGGCAGCAATAAAAGTGTGGGCATGGAATGCATTGCAGACGGACAGATACAGATATGCCGCTTTTTCATGGAGTCATGGACAAGAATTCAAGTCATTATTTGGGCTTGGCTTCACCGAAGAAGCTGGCGCGGCAGAGGTCCAGCGATTTATCACAGAATGTTTAACAGTGAATCCGTACATCACAAATGTTACGGATTTTTCTATTTCGTTCAGCAGCAGTGCGATTACAGCAAGTTTTACAGTCATAACACCATATGGGGAGGTGACAATAAGTGTCACAATTTAGTGCATACACCGAATCATCTATTTTAGCAACGATGATTGCTGCAATCAGCACAAGTATCAGCACAACTGAGGGGAGCGCTACAAGAAACACCTTATCCCCTGTAGCTGTAGAAATGGCAGAAGGATATGTTAACCTTGACAATGTAATTGCTCTATTTTATCCGCAAACTACATATGGAATATATCTTGATAATTGGACTGCACTACGCGGAATGACACGAAAACCCGGTACGGTTGCAACTGGTATAGTTACTTTTACTGGGACTGCAACAACTGCAATTCCAACAGGCACACAAGTGCAGACAAGCGGCGGACTAGTGTTTGCCACGACGGAAGAAGTAACGATAGCAAGCACAGCCATAGACGCTACTATACAATCAGAAGCAGTTGGAACAAGCTATAATGTACCCACTGGGTCTATTGCTTCCCTCCCGTCTGCTGTTAGCGGAGTGAGCTCGGTGACAAATGCATCAGCCACAACGGGTGGAACAGATATCGAAACAGATGCAGCATTACTTGCACGATTTTTGGAAAGTGCTCGAAATCCATCAACCAGCGGGAATTTAAGCGATTATTACAATTGGGCTTTGAGCGTCCCCGGAGTTGGAGACGCTAAAATTTTACCATTGTGGAACGGTAGTGGAACAGTAAAAGTTGTTTTAATCGACACAGATAAAATACCAGTAACTAACACGATTGTAACAGCAGTGCACGCATATATAGAGAGTGTTCGCCCAATTGGTGCAACTGTAACGTATGAAGCCGCCGCAGGGCTTAGTATAGCTATATCAGCTACGCTTACACTTGCGTCAGGGTACACGCTAGTTGGTATCCAAAGCGCTGTTGAAGCGGCTATAACAGCCTATCTAAAGGGCATTGCCTTTACAAATAACTTATCTACAACTCAGGACTATGTGAGCTATGCAAAAATTGGGGATGCAATTTTAGGAGTAACTGGCGTTATGGACTACTCCGGTCTTACTGTAAATACTGGTACAGCAAACATTACTGTGCCGGTTGAAGATGTAGCAATTCTAGGGGTGGTGAGTTTGAGTTGAGTGACCGCATAAGCATTGTAAAAAGCTATTTGCCCGATAGGATTACACGTCAAGAGCCTTTTGATTCTTGGCTGAATGCAGAGGGAACCGTAACAGGTGACTTTTTTACCAATATGGCGGATGTTTTGGCACAAGGAAATGTTGACACTGCAACATGGGGACTAAGCTATTGGGAAACAGGGTTAGGCATAGCTATAGACGAATCAAAAGATTTTGATTATCGGCGATCTGTAATAAAGGCAAAAATTAGAGGTACCGGAACAGTCACAGTTGCCATGATTAAAAATGTAGCGGCGAGTTTTTCAAACGGTGAGGTTGAAGTCACCGAAGACCCCAGTACGTACAGTTTTATAATTACTTTTACCGGGACAATTGGGACACCACCAAATATGGATGATTTAATCGCAGCCATAGAAGAAATCAAACCAGCACATTTGGCGTACTCTTTTGTATATACTTACAATACGAATGCAACACTTCACGCTTTTACATGTGCGCATTTACATAGTTATACCAACAATCAGTTGAGAAACGAGGCGATTACTTAATGTCAACACCCACAACTAATTATGCGCTAACTAAGTTAGCAGAAAGCGATTATTATTATCGCACCGTGGATAATGCAAATCTCGATATTATAGATACTGCTATGAAAGCAAATGCAGATTCAGCGGCAGGAAAAGCAAACCCCAGTAGTACAGTATTGGGTATGCTTGCAACCGCATCATGGTCGGGGAGTGTTGCTCCCTATACCCAAACGCTCACTGTCATGGGATTGGGTGCAACACAGAACGGTACAATATCAATTGCGCAATCAGCTACAGCTACGCAGAGGGCGGCGTCGCTAAAAGCAAAGCTATCTGTCACAGGTCAGGCGGCAGGAAGTTTAACGGTCACGGCTGACGGTACAAAGCCAACAGTGGATATACCTGTCGCCGTAATTTTGATGGGGTGATAATATGATTTTAAGCAATTTTCCGGGCGGCGGCACTGATACAAGCGACGCAACAGCGGCGGCACCACAGATTTTAT